GCGTTCCAAGAGAACGGCGAACCCGTTTCGCGCTTCCAGGGGCACATGGAATTATGGATCAAGATGCTTGATTTCACACTGAAATATGGCAACGGAGCATCGCCCTACCAGTCGCCCACATTCCGAGCCATCATGCTCGCACCCCCTCCAGTGGACCAGCGGCCAGGGGACGACACCACTGTGATCAACCTCAAGATATTTGAGAACACCGGGACCGCCGTGGCGCTGCTGGACGAGATGACGACGAAATCGAAGGGTTGACGTGATATCATAGCGCATGATATCACGCCTTCATGAGCAAGATACTCTTTACGATCATCGTCGCATTCATTATCGGCGAATGCGCGCTGAACGGAATCAAGCGATTCTCTGGCGATAGAATTATTGTCAGTCATGGCGGACCATTGGCGATATGCGACACAAACGTTAATGACAGTCGCAACGGCGATCACAAATCCCAAAAACAGTTCCGCCGCAACTTTGAAATGAAAGCGATTCTTTGGTTTGTTGCGGGAGTTATCTTGTGGTTCGCCGCCGGTCTCAATGTCATTTGGCGCGGGGCGTGTGGGTATTGCGTCTCCCGTTCCAATTGGGTCGTTTCGTTCGTGGGCATGTTGATTGGGATTGTTTGTATCTGGCATGGTATGAGGGCTTTAGATACGGCTGTCTTAGGCACTGAGAGCGCTACCGTTTTCTGCGGTTCTTACTGCGCCTCAGCACCGACCTATGGCGCGTGCTGAGGCATTGCAGCGCGATCTTGAGGACCACGCTTTCATGAGCAAGATAGATGATATCAGGTCTTTGGGCGCGCCGGGCATCGGGCGCCAACTGAATCCACGCGGCAGCGGGGAAAAGCGTCCCGCCGCCAGCCAAAGAGCGGCAGGTCCGTCAAGGGCGTCGGAGCTCGTCAAGGCCTCTCCGAAGGACGGGGAATTGGACCTCCCGACCCGGCTGGCCGTGGCCGGGAAAGCTCGTGCAGCTGGCATGGAAAATCCAGCCCGTGTGGAAGGTACGTGGCGGAAGGCCATGGGTTCGATTCCCGGCACCAAATTACGCGGGACGGGTGGATCGACCATGGAAACCTCGACGGCAACAAAGTCGAGTCCGCTTAAATGTCCTGTCTGCGAGGCACGCCGCATCGCCCATCGGCTGCGAGCGGCCAAAAGTCGGGCTAAGAAAGAAGCAAGGCCCAAATGAGCAAGATCGATGATGTAGTGAGGGCTGTGACCTTGTCTCAATTTTACCCTAGGCCCAAGAGTTCGCGCGGAGGCGGGGAAAGCAGACCCGCAGGGCGGCCCAAAGCCGCCCGGGATGAGAAGGATTTGGCACAGCCAAGGAGTCAGTCAAATCTGACACAAGGTCCCGCACGAAACGTCCCGGCCGGGGTAGCGTCCGGCCCGCGCGATTTGGACTATTCGAAGTGCCCTGAGTGCGCAAAGCCGTGGATGAATGAATCCTCGTTGAATCTAAACAAGGACGTCGAAAGCTGGGCACGAGTGTCGGTTGATGCTGTCTTTTCTGGAAGCGAAACGCAGGCTCGAAATGTGCTTGAGATGGCCCTGCAGGACATTGCAAAATTAGGTGCCTCCAAATGTCCTGTATGCGCTGCCCGCCGCAAGGCAGATGCATATCGAACGGCCAAACACCGCGCCATGAAGGCGGCAAAATGACATGGAGATCAGAAATAGATGATGCCACCAAGGCCGTGTGGCATCATGGTAACGATGCGCCGCCGTGGCCGCCGAAGCAGGAAGATGCAGTAAAGTGCCCACCAAGGACATCGTCTTCAATCGGCCGTTCCTTTATCCCAAGCAGAAGGCCGCCATCTACGAACCGAAGCGATTCTCGCTCATAGAAGCCAGCACCAAGGCCGGGAAAACTGTCAGCTGCATCATTTGGCTGATAGAGCAGGCCCTCACCGGCCGGGATGGTTGGAATTATTGGTGGGTCGCCCCCGTCAGCGGCCAGTCTGCCATCGCATTCACTCGCATGCGCCGCGCCCTAGAGAATAGTGGCAATGCGTTCCTCGCCCCCATGCGCATTGTGCTCCCGAACGGTTCGATCATTTGGTTCAAATCGGCTGACAAGCCCGACTCGCTCTACGGCGAAGACGTGCATGCTCTGGTCATCGACGAGGCCAGCCGCGTGAAGGAAGGCGCTTGGTATGCGCTTCGCTCGGTGATCACCGCGACCCTCGGCCGCGCCCGAATTATCGGCAACGTGCATGGCCGCAAAAATTGGTTCTACCGGATGTCCCGCCTCGCCGAGCAGGGTCACCCCGAAATGGGTTTTCACCGCATCACGGCCTACGACGCCATTAGCGCCGGTGTGCTGGCCAAGGAAGAGATCGAGAGCGCCCGCGCGCCGGGCAGCGGCATGCCGGAGCACGTGTTCAAGGAACTCTACCTCGCCGAGGCAGCAGACGACGGCGGCAATCCTTTCGGCCTCCAGGCCATCAAGGCGTGCACGATCCCGAAGATGCTATTTGGTCGCCCCGCTGTGTGGGGATGGGACCTGGCCAAGTCAGTCGACTGGACCGTAGGCATTGCGCTGACCTGGGAAGGCGCTGTGTGCCGATTCGAGCGCTGGCAGCACGTACCGTGGCCAGAGACCAAAGACCGCATCATGCGCACCACAGCCCGCGTGAGGGCGCTTGTGGACTCAACCGGGCTAGGTGACCCCGTCGTCCAAGACCTCCAGAGAGCCTCCGGGCGCGATCCGGAAAGCGATGGCCAGCAGTTCGAGGGATACCAGTTCACGCCACGATCCAAGCAGCAGCTAATGGAAGGGCTGGCGGGCTCTATCCAAAGCCAGCATCTTACGTTCCCGGCCGGACCTATCGTCGATGAGCTGGAGCAATTCGAATACCAGATGACCGGCGAGGAAGGGCGCTTTACCGGGGTCAAATATTCCGCCCCTCCCGGATTCCACGACGACTGCGTGATGGCCTTGGCGTTGGCAGACATGCATCGCAAGCGTGTCCGTCGTCCCATGGCGATCACGCCAGCTGTCCTGCAGGCGCTCGATACGCCGCCGCGATTTGGCACTGGGCTGTGGTGATGTTGACGCGAGAGCCGTGGCGTGAATTGCTCGCTTTTCAATTCCAAGCGAGGCAATCATGATAGCAGCTTCGGCCAGATACACTCAAAACATCACGAAATTCATCCATATGACAGGTGCCGCCAACATCGGATGGACGGAGGCAGGTTGCATAGCTGGAAATGATCCTTACCCGGGTCGGGATGCCTGCCGATCTGATATGGAGCGTAAGAGGCATCGGATCAGAATGGATAGATTTTACAAGCCGATATGGGTCGAAGATGCCGAGGAAATGCAGGCTCAACTCGATTTGACTAGGCAGCGCGTCATGCTTGAACGAGCGGAGGAATTTGAAATCGAGCGGATGTTGACTGCTGGGCGTATTGCAGAGGCTAGCCATAAGACCCGGGAGCTGCTGCAAGTATTTGACTTGGAGTGGGATCGCTGACCCCGTTTTGAATTTGTCTCCAAATCAAACATCTCGCTTTTCAATCCCCACCATGCCATCCTCCCTCTATGCAAACAGGAGCGAGGTGATGAGAACAATCATGCTTGCGGCCCTACTGATGAGCTGCTCGGCTCATGCAGAATGGAAGAATGTAGCCGGCGAGTGGGACCAGTATCGGCTAAACGATACGCAAATGGGATGGTTCAAGGGGGTGCACAACAAACAGAATGTGCCGTGCTGCAGCATTGCGGATGGCCATCCCACCGAACAGCGGCGTGGGGCCAATGGCGATTATCAGGTGCCGGACCCGAGAATTTTGCACAAGGGTGAATGGCTGGACGTGCCGACGACTGCCATGACGAATCCCGCAAATAACCCGGTCGGGGTGGCGACGGTCTGGTATTCAATCACGGGAACGCCGGACAATCCTCAAGCCGACATCTTCGTTCGATGTTTTGTCCCCGAGGCCGAAACGTGACCACTCCCGTCATGATGCTGTGGTTTGTAGCTATATCGATGGCAGTGCTCGGCTGCATTGTCGGCACGGTCATCTATCACATATGCGTCATGGGGCAGCTTCTGTGACTGACGGCCGACAAAACAATGGTGGCGCGCGTCAAGGCGCAGGGCGCAAGCCCGTGATATTGAGCGCCGAGGAACAGCAGGCGCGACGCGAGCGGCGCACGGCGGCAAGGCGGCGGAAGGGTCTATCCGGTGTGCGCCACCGGAATACATCGAGCTGGGCCGACAAGGTCCCGGCCGAATTCAAGCGAACCCTCTCGTCCAATGCCATGCGAGCGCTCATTGCGCTTGGCAATGCCCCGCCCGTGCTCAATCGAGACAGACCCAATTTCAATCCGTTCAAGCTGCCTGAGTTTCCGCCTGCCATCGTCCCTAAGGATGACAAAATGCGGCTGGCGATGGACGATGCACTCAATCAAACAGCCAGCTGGGCGGCTGCGCAGTGGGCTGGGCAGCCGTTCATAGCTGGGCTTGCGTCCGAGGGCCTCGTATTCCCTGGCTTTGCATACCTGTCGCAACTCGCCGTGCGCCCCGAATACCGCATTGCGAGCGAGACGATCGCCGATGAGATGACGCGCAAATGGATCCGGTTCCGCGGCGTAGGAGAGAACCCGGCCGAATCGGACGATGACGATGATGAGAAAGACGATTTGTCTGCGCTTGAGAACGAGGTCGAGAGAGATCGCAAAGGAAAATCAAAGGGTAAGGGTGAATTCAAGCCGGACGGTGCCAAGACGCAGGATAAGTCCGAGCGCATTAAGGAACTTGACGACTTTATGGATCATCTGGGCGTTAAAGCTGCCTATCACGCATCGATGGTAGGCGATGGCCTATTTGGTCGCATGCATTTGTTCCACGAGTTCGGACAGAATGATGGCTCGACGCCAGAGGGGCTCGAAGAGCTTAAAAGCGACATCGGCGAAGGCCGCGGCGACACGAGCAAGGCCAAAGTAGGCCCAAAATATCCGCTCACAGCCATCCGGCCGGTTGAGCCTATTTGGACATATCCGACGACTTACAATGCCATCAACCCTCTTCGAAGCGACTGGTACAATCCACAGGTCTGGTACACGCAGGGCCAGCAGATCCATGTGAGCCGATTGTTCCGGTTCATAAGCCGCCCGGTGCCTGATCTCCTCAAGCCTTCATTCTCGTTTGGAGGTCTGTCGCTCTCTCAGATGATGACGCCCTATGTCGACATCTGGCTGCAGACGCGCCAGGCCATCGCGCAACTGGTCACGTCGTTTTCTACGATGGTGCTCAGTACGGATATGCAGGCCATCCTGCAGGATCCGAACCTCGGCGCCGCCGGCCTCGTTGCGCGCGTTATGGCATTCAACAAGACGCGCGGAAACCAGGGCACATTCGTCATCAACAAAGCTACGGAAGAATTCTCGAACGTCAGCGCATCCCTTGCCGGATTGCACGAACTTCAAGCGCAGGCCCAAGAGCACCTTTGTTCGGTGATTCGGGTGCCAGCCGTCAAATATACTGGCCTGCAGCCCACCGGTTTAAACGCATCCAGTGAGGGCGAGATCAAAGTGTTCGAGGACACGATCCATGGCCAGCAGGAGCGCACATTCCGCCCGCATCTCACCCGCACGATAAGATTTTCAATGCTATCGCTATGGGGCGAGGTGGACGAGGATATTGTGTTCGACTTCGTGCCATTGCGCGAAATGAGCGAGAAAGAAGAAGCCGAAGTCAATAAGCTCCGGGCTGAAACATGGGATCTGCTGATGAACGGCACCCAAGCAATCGGACCGTCTGACGTGCGGCGCGCGCTGTCTGCTGATCCGAATTCTGACTTCCCGGACCTCGATCCAGAGGAGGAACCGGACCTTCCCGAGCCGCGCATGGACGATGCAGGGGGCAAGGTGAATCTAAAGGGAAATGAAAGTTATGGCGGAGGCTCAGGAAACAAGGCAGCCGCCGAAGAATAGCCGTTGACATTGGCATAGCATTTATCTATAGTTCATGTCGTAGGCGGGACTTGAGGCAAGCTTGAGGGTAAATGGGGCGCCAGCCCGGACAGACCAAAGAGAGAAGCCAAGAAAGCCGCACAAAAGAGCCTCCCCGGAAGGGGAGGTTTTTTTATGCTAGACAGCGATGTTGACGCCGGACCGCTGTTGCTGTGACAATGCCTCAACCATGGAGGCAGCGATGACGGAACTTGAGGCGGAGGCGCATCTTACAAAACGCCAAATCGATCAGATGTGGAAAGAGAGTTTTGGGCGCGCTCATGAGGATCATGAGGATGTGTTGTGTGTGAAGAAGTATCTCACTTTTCTTGCAGGATGCGGCATCAATGTACCATCCGAGGTACTATGCGCCATCGATCGATTGGTTCTGAACGCGCAAGCAACGTGACTAGTGAAAAATGGCAAAGGAGCATGGACAGGCTAGCGATCTACCAGAAGTCACGGCTGATATGATTTGCGCCGGACAGGTGACCTTGACGCCCGCCATGGTAGATGCGGGTGTTTATGCGGCACGAGAGCATTGCTTGGGGGAGCCATTGTCGGAACTGGTGACAAAGGTCTATATAGCCATGGCTATTGAGTCGGAACGATGAATGTTTCCGCTTCGGCGACAAGGTTTCTCAAATAGGATAGGCCAACTGTACCGACATCGTAGGGAAACAGATGGTCTACTGGTTTCCCTTTATGTTCATGCGGAGGGTCGCAAAAATCGTTGAATCTTCGGTCATGAACTCGAATAAGCCCAAGAGCGGGGCCGGGTGCGAACGCATCGACGACTGGGCCTGTCGGCTGCATGGTCGCTTTATCAACATTCTGGATTTTGAGTGGGATACGTTGACCAAATGGGATTGGCATGCCGCCTAAGACGGTGCTTCCTGGAGTGTGTCTCTTATTCTTGTACGAAGCGCATGTCCTCGCCGCCCTTAGCTTGGTCTGGGAGGAGCAAGAGCGTATCGATCCCATGGATGGACGCGTATTTCCTCGGAGCGTTAGCGGCGAATATGGCCTCGGGTAACACCCACGTGCGGCCACGAGACCCGCGTGACCTGTACCAGCGGGCGCTTGGCGCGCCAATTCCCAAGGCGATGGTGGCGACCGATGCCAACCCCAAGCGTCGCCGCATCCCGCGCGGCAGCCGACCGAATTCGGGTATTGAGCTGGAATATCGCGAGAGGCTCCAACGGCTGGTCGCGGAAATGGCGTCGTCCGTTCTTTATTGGACGAAAGCATCTTATCGCCAAAATGAACCGGTTATGGTTAAATTGGCCATGGATCGAAAGACGGCCGCCGAGCGGATTTCCGAGGCATTCGCCAAGCTCTCCAAGCGGTGGCAGCGCAAATTTGACGAGGCCGCCCCTCGCTTAGCTCGTTGGTTCGCCACTGCCGCATCCAAGCGCAGTGATATCACGCTACAGCGCATTCTTCGGGATGGCGGCTTTTCGGTGCGTTTCACCATGACGCCTGCTGCGCGTGATATCATCGACGCCGCGGTGGCCGAAAATGTTTCCTTGATCCGTTCCATTCCGCAGGAATACCTGACGCAGGTCGAGGGCGCCGTGATGCGCTCGGTGAGGCAGGGCCGCGACCTCGGGCCGCTCGCTAAGGAACTGCGATCTCAGTATGGCGTGACGAAGCGCCGCGCTGCGCTGATCGCCCGGGACCAGAACAACAAAGCCACCGCAGACATGACGCGGGCGCGGCAGGTAGAGAAAGGTTATAAGGCCATCTGGCGACACAGCCATGCGGGCAAGGTGCCGCGGCGCACCCACGTGGCGAACGACGGCAAGACTTACGATCCGGTCAAGGGATGGTATGATCCGGACGAAAAGAAGCTGATCTGGCCTGGTACGCTCATCAACTGCCGATGCTTTTCGCAGACGATCATTCCAGGATTCGTTCCTGATGCGCACCGCTAACTCATTGCAATTTAACGCCTGTTTTGATCAATCCCTCAATAAATAGGGCGGGTCGCTGCGCACCATCTGCAACTTTGGAATTGGCGGAAGCAGCAATCAAAAGAATGTCCATACGAGGAAATGTATCAGTGGACGAATGGGCGACGAAACTAGCAAGTGATTTGGCTTCCTTTGATGATTGAACGCCGCTAGCGCCCTTTCCCAAAGGTGTCGGCTGCGATATCGTGCGCAGCCATGAATGCGCCAGCTCAAAAGATCAAAAAGCCAATCAAGCCCCCACCCGGGCAAACGCTTCTGCAATTTATAGCAGATCGCCCTGCCTATGATGGCCCGCCACTCCCTAAGCCGCCTCCGCCGTCAAAAGACGACTAGCCATGAATGCGCCCCTCTCCACTGTCCAAAATTCAGCAATCCCCGTGGGGTGGCGCGACAAAGCGAAGCGAGCGCTAGACGCCAATGACATGAGCCCGGAGGCATGGCGCCACCTCGTGGCCGGCCTCGTCGAATTCCTGGGCGAGGAGGCGGAGGAGCCGGAGCACGCCGACGACTGCGTGATGGATGGCGCGCTGGCGCTCGACGAATCGGTGCGCACCGAGGATGTCGACGGCCGCATGCGCGTCTCGACCATGAATATTTCTAAAGCCTGCGTAAACCCTTATAAAGGCGAAGAAATACCAGGCTGTGACGAAATGGGACTGGACCCGCAGAGGATTTACTATCTGTACCGAGACCCTGCGGAACTCGCCAAGGCAGCGGCCTCGTCCAATGGCGTGCAGATTTTACGCAAGCACATCCCTGTCAACGCCGAGGACCATCAGCCGTGGGATACGATCGGTGCGCTCGGTACGGATGGGGTGTTCGAAGCGCCATATCTAAAGAATAGCGGAATATTTTGGGTTGCAGACGATATTGCCGGCATTAAGAGCGGCCGAAAAAAGCAACTTAGCATGGGTTATCATTACCGGCCTGATATGACTCCTGGGGTTGTCGACGGCGTTCCATTTGATGGGATCATGAGGAACATCGTCGTAAATCACATGAGCCTCGTCGAAGATGGTAGAGCCGGTCCAGATGTAGTTGTCGGCGATGAATCTCCGAATGCTAGGGATTGGCGCGTGATCGAAGAGGCAATTGTATCGATATAATGTGTGGTGTGGTTTGGTAGGCTTCGGTACGGCAGGCCGCGGGACGGATGGCATTGGGACGAAACGGGATGCTTCGGTCTATGCAGGATACTAAAGATTAATTGCTTTCGGTGTCAACACCGCCATCCCTTGTGAGGTCGTCGTATTTCGGTTAAAGATTGAATTGATGTTGACAAGGATTGTTTCGATTGATGTCCGCGCTCGCGATCCAGATGCGCAAAAAATTCAGGACTCCCAAGGATGCGCTCACGGCGCTTGGCCTCGACGAAAGCTTGCTTTCTGAGGAGAACGAAATGAAGCCCACCAAATTCGCCAACCTCGCGATCCTGCTGGCATCGAGCGCGGTAAAGCCGCTGCTGGCCAAGGATGCGAAGGTCGATCTCATGCCGATCTTCAAGGATGTGACGGCGAAAAGCTGGGATGCAAAAAAGATCGTCCTCGCATTGGACAAGGCGCTTGAGGGCAAGCTCCGCAAGGGCATCGCCCACGATGTCACCATGAAGCATGTCGCCGACCTCATGGACCACATCCCCGGCGAGGCGAGCCAAGATGAATCCGTCAGCGAGCCCCAGCACAAG